AGTTTCTATAGTCTATAAGACGATCTTCTGTATCTTCTCTTTGTCGGCATTTAGTGCCATACTCATTTACTTTTTTATTCATTTAATATTTAGGCTTTCAAAAGAAAATCGATTACTGGTCATATGTGATAATTCTGGTTTATTTAAAGTGGTTCGATTATTAATACATCTGAAGGTTAAATATGCTTTAAAATCCTTGCCGTTTTTATAGTAGATACTTTTAGTATTTAGAGTTTCTAGTTTATTAGCTTTGGCATAAGCTAAAACTTTATCCTTAATGATATGATCAAATGGAAGACTATTATTTTCAATGAATAATATTGGTCTGGTAAACTCTAAATCTGGTACACAAACTGTTCCTCTTAATGTGTTATTAAAAATGAAAGAATCATAAAATGGAATACATAATATTAAATTCTTATCACTCCATAATGATTTTAAAGTTTTGAAATCTATTCTTGGTTCATAATAAAAACCATCTTTCGCAGCAGTTGAAAATATTTTAATTAAATCTTTATAGCCTTGTTCGTTTTTAAAAAATATAACTACTTTAGAAGTTTTTTGACGAGACTCCTCTGATCTTTCAGTCATATCATCGTTTATAGAAATCCTTAATCCATATCTTAAGTTGATATTATATTTCTTGGTATTGGTATAAGCTTGCAGAAACGAAGTCATATTATCTTCAACGAGATTAATTTCTTTTAAATTATTATCTTTAGCAATATCTATAATAGAGTCTGGCTGATTGTCCTCTTTCTCTTCGTCTTCAAGAGTAAGGATAGATCTTCCAATACTAAAATGAGACTTAAATAATGGTAGTACTTCCATTTGGATATTATAATTAATATATATTCTAGTGTCAATAGCTAATTTAAATCAGCAAAATCATCGCTACTTTTAGTGACTTGGCTTTGTGGCCATTTAGGACAACCTTCATATTTTCTAGTTTCTACTTTAAATCCTTTAATATCTTTGAAATTATTCTCTAAACTTGTCTCAACTATTTCGCCTTTATCATTTAATTTGATATAATATTCATAAGGATCTTTATATGGACATTTCCATCCACCTATTTTGCACATCCATTTATTCTTTTCACTATCTATTGCAAAATTTGCTTTAGCAGAATTTTCATCAAATTTATCAACGTAATCATTAATATGCTCTAAATAATGTTCAAAACCAGTAATTTGTTCGTCTGTAAAAGTTAACTCTTGAATAGGTTGCTTTGGAAATCTAAGAAATAAGAACTTTACAATAGGCTTTAATTTGGGCCATAATTTCTTACTTGCTAGACTATACATCATGGCTTGAATATTAGCTTCAAGGTCATCACCCCTAAACTTGTATTTGGAGCTCTTATAGTCGATTATATGCATTTCTTTTTTGGTTTTAACGGGTTTGTCTATAAAGCCTCGAATACGATATTTAGGCTCTTGGCTTTCTATATCAAATGGGTATTCTGGTTTAACTATATATCCGTGTTGACCAAAGAAATCGTGTTTTAAACCTACTAAAATCATATCATTTAATAGTTTATAATTACTATCATCTAATTTAACTTTTTTGGCTAATTTTTTAACTAGAGTATCGACACCTTTATCTCCATTAATAGCATTCTTTTTAATTATTCTATTATAGTTCTCAAGGTGTCTTTTATTTAAAAGTAATTCAAAAACTGTATGACAAATTGTTCCTCTTAAAGCTCCATCATTTTGAGATTGCGGGACTTTAGTATGATAGTTATTCCAATAAACCCAAGAACAAGTTTCAAGGGTTTTAATTCTAGAAGCTGAAAGAACTTTTAAATTTTTGGTTTCTTCTGCCATTGTAGTATTTCTTCGGCGTTCATTTCGCCAAAATCTTTCTTGGATGGTAATCTAATCTCTAATTGTCTCGAATCAAAATATCTTAATAATTTATTATAAGCTTTTTCTGCTGCAACATTACCTGCTCTATTTTTTTCTTGATCATTATTGAATGATATATAAATTTTAGTAGGATCTACTTTTAGTAAAACATTCAAAATTGATACGCTAACTTCTAATCCGAAAGTAACTATTGTATTTTTAATTCCAGCGTCCCACAAAGATAAACAATCTCCAATGCTTTCTATTAAGAATACTTCTTTGGAGTTTTGAATATCATCAATGTTTAAAAACAAAGGATAGCACCAATTGATTTTTTCTCCCAAATGCTTCCATTTGATTTTGCTTTGAGAGTTCAAATCTCTTCCAGAAAATCCTACAATATCTTTTTTACTATTAAGAATTGGAAATACATATCTATTTTTCATCTTGCCATTATCCGCTACTCCACCCAAAAACAACTTTAGAGTTTCTTGAGAGACTCCTCTGTTTGTCCAATAAGAGTGATCTTTTTTTAATTTTAAAAGTAAATCTTTATCAAAAGTTTTTGTAGATTTAATCTTTGGTTTTTCGTCTTTGAGAACGGTACTTCCAACAAAGTTTTTTTCTTTAAGCCATGTTTTCGCTTGATCTTGAGTTTCCAGTTTTAAGCTGAGTTTAATTAAAGTAGCAAAATCCCCACTTATGTTCTCTTTGAAATCGACCCAGTTTCCAGAATCTTTATAAATTCTCAAAACAGAATCATTATCGCTATCTCTATAGATTGGTCTTGTTCTGTATTCTTTTCCACAATCTTTAAGTGAATAACCTATGTTGGTTAACACTTCGTGAATATTTACTCCACTTTCCATTGTAATGCCTCACTTATAGTTGGAAAATTTTTAATAAAAATACTTTTACATTCATCTGCGATTAATCTGTGTTCTTTTTGAGTATTCTTTTCTGTTCTTAAATCAATATAATGAACCCAGCTTCTAAGAGATCCTTTCATATACATTGTTGTCTCTGTGGTTAATGGAAGAATCATTCGGGCTACTTCTTTTGCTACTCCTCCTTGAATCATTTTGTTGTAAGCTATAGTTGAAGCTTCTATCGCTTCTTGGACGGAAGTATATAAATCGGCATATCTTAAATCTGTTGGGTCTAATAAGTTCTCACCTACTTGGCGGTTTTTATCTCCTTGCAGTCTGAATTCAATATCTTCAAAATCTGTTGCGACACTATACCTTTGACTAAATTCTTGAAAACTAAATGATCTATGTCTTAAGATTTGCGCTGCAATTGCTCTGCTGGTTTTAATTTCAACCGTCATATCAACCATTTCAAATGGACTCCAATGTTTGTGTTTAATCAAGAAACCAAGTAATTTTGGAGCACTTTCTGAATTCATTTGATTGGATGGATTACTTACTCTGGCACAATAAGCAACTAAATCTTCTGCATTTTGTAGTCCTTCAATATCTGGTTTAGTTATAGATATTAATTTTACGTTCATAATAATTCTCCATCATTTGCGCTTTGATCATTTAATTGATATTGCTCTCTTTGTCTAGTAGCTATATCATGCAGAGAACCTCGTTCTTCGATTTTAAAATTTTGCACATTATAATTCAAATAATTTTGTGACCATGTCTCTTTTCCAGTAGCGTCTAGTCTTCTAACTAGGTCTTGATGACCAGCCGCTTCTCTGCCTTGAAATCTAGTTTTAGTTGGAATTAATTTATGCGTACCAAATTGTTGACCATCTAAAGCTAATTCATCTAAAGTCTTTCTTCTAAAAATAGCTACAAATGAAGCGAACCATTGTAATCTGTCTGATAATGAAATAGCTGAACTATCGTCAACTACAGCTGAAGCGTTTCTATTGAAATTTTCTCCAGTTCTATTCAATTGCATTGCTGTAATAATTGGACAATTAATTTCTTCTGAAATTCTTTTTAGTTTATCAATTTTGTCACCAATCGCTTGATGCTCTGCCCAATTCTGTCCAACTTTTTCTCCAGTTAATTTAATGTAATCATAAGCAATTAAAGCTTGATTTCCTCTTCCTACTTTTGAAAGATACCATCTGCGAATCATGGAGCATATTTGATCAATATTTTTATTACCAACATGATAATGGTAATGCTCGTAATTTTTGACATGTGACCAAGCTGCCCTAACTTTTCTAGTCATTTCTTCGTTTTTACGCCAATTTCCAGTTTCAAGATACCACATTGGTACATCTGATATTGATGACACCATTCTTAATTGAATATCAAAAGTCTGCATTTCTGTATCTAAGATTAATGTTTTGACTTTATTCTTTGGGTTCTTGGCTACGTTAAAGCACATATCATTGATCCAAGTTGATTTTCCTTGACCTGGACGACTTACGATTGCATAAATATTTCCATTTTTTAAGCCGCCATATAATCTATTAAATTCTGGATAACCAGTTATCAACCCAACGTCTTCTCTAGGATTATTTCCTAGTTCTTCAACTATATCTTCGATTCCTTCAAAAAGGTTAATTGGTTCATCATTTGAAATGTAAGATGAAATTTTATTATTATAAATGGCATCTGCTTCAGAGATAATTTTATCAATACCATCTTCGCCGTTTTTCGTAACAAAGGACTTTAACTTATCTGCTGTTTGAATTATTTCTCTTCGTATTCTTAATTTCATTAGCTCTTTACAGGCGTTCATAGTAGCCTCTTCTGTGATTTGAGAGAAAGCTAGATTTTCAATATAATCAAATATATTAATATCATCTTTAAAGGATATTCCAAGATTTTTAATCTTTTCAGCTAAAAGAACTTTATCGACCTTTTCGCCTTTATGAGTTATGCTTTTGTAAACTGAATAAATTGTAGAATGAACCTCATTAAAGAAATCCGTGTCATTTAAAAAAATATCTACTTCGGCGAATAAGTTTTGATATTTAATTAAACCACTTAATACGTGTCGTTCTACTTGAATAGAATAAATCATCAACAATTATGATACTGTATTAAGAATCGAAAGTCAAGTCAATCTTCGTTTTCTCGATCTTCTTCGTCATTTTTTCTAGCAATTAAATCTGTTGTAGCTTCTAAATTAAGTTGGTCTACGCTTTGGCTCCATGTATTTAGATAATATAAAAGTGCCATAGCATTTATTTGATTATCAAACTTTGTAAATACTTGCGCATCTCCTTTATTTGAAAAATTAAAAAGTACATATCCGCCAAAACTACATTCATCAATTTGCTTTAAAACAGAATCTGGAAAATTAAATTTTTTTTTGTTGGTCACTACTTGATTTTACACTTAAATAATTAGAATTCCGCACTTTTCTTCTATATATTGTGGTGATAAATTCTTAAGGTCATCTTCATAAAGCTCTAGAAATTTAAATTGATTTGTATCTATCCATTTCTCTTTTTTAACATCTCTTTTAATACTCTCAAGATATTTTAATCTTGAATTATCATGGAAAAATTTATTAAAGGATTCATGCTGAGATCCCTGTATCTCTACGGCTATCTTTTTTGTTGCATTTAATAAATCTATTTTAAGCATGCTCCCGTAAACTGGGAACTCCTCATAAACTATATGATTTTTCCAATAAGGGTAAAAAAATGATTTAAACTTAAATTGAAGCTTGCTTCTGCTTTTGGCTTCCCAATCAATTGAGTACCTTCTTACATTCTTGTTAACGAGTTTTCCGTTAACATTTAAAAGTCTCATAGAACCAAAGCATTAATGAATTTATTATAAAAATAATCTACAATAGGTTTATTATCTTCTAAATAAGATCTAAGATTATCTATACCTTGGTGTTGTTTTTTTAATTCTAAATTTTCTTTTTTAAGTTCTTCTATAATCTCGTCCGTGAATGTAACCCATGCTCCTTTGGCAGAAGCAAATTCCCAAGAAAGAATTTGATCGATCACCTCATATTCCCTCCACACCGATGAACCATCTTTTCTGCCGTACTTAATAGGATACTGAACCTTTGAGTTTGTGGTTT